GTCCCCACGAACCGCCGGAAGCCGAGAACGTCACGGTCTTGGTCTTGGCCTTGTAATCACCGCTGACCTGGGAGATAGTAATATCGGTGTTATCAGAGGCTACGGCCTGGCGGGCATACCCGTTCGTGGACGGCTCATCCACCAGGGAAGCCAGCGTGTCGGCTTCGGCCAGGCTGCTCCGGTTGTCAAGGCCGATATAGAAGTTAGCGGGCGGAGATTGCACCTCATCGAAGGCACAAGAGAGAATGTACTCTTCGCCCTCGTCATGGAGCATGTTGCGTCCGGCATCCTCCCAGAGCACATTCCCGAACCTGTCCAGGTGCCGTATCTCCCAGTAACCTCCCCAATGTGCATCGGTCCGTTTGAGGCCCAACCGCTCAAGAATGTGATTGAGCCAAAATCGCGCTATTCTCTTTACCTTCCAGTATTGCATCTTCTCCTCCTTTCAAGAATCATGGCCACGTCGCTCCAGCCCAGCGGACGCAGCACGTGGCGCCGGCGGAAAGTTCGCAGGAATTGTCTTCAGACGTACACTCGTCGAAAAGGTATGTTCCCTCTATGTCCAATCCCTCCAAGACCCATGTTATCTCAGCGCCTGGCGGAACTACTCGTACAACACACCTTTCAGGATTGGCGTAAATCCGAGCAAAGCTGAGCCATAGAGGAGTGTATGGTGACCATACATCCACATAGTAACCTGAAGAATCGTAATCGTAGATCAATAGATGCGTGCCGTTGTACTCCTCAAACAGCCCTCCCAGCCCTGTGAGTTCTACCTCAACGTAAGCTCCCGCATAATCACCCACTCCATGAGGCCTCGTCACCAAGCGATTGATGACATACAGCAAGTCTGCTGTTTGCAGTCTCCACTGCTTGTAGTTGGGTATCCCTCCTCCTTCCGGGATGTCAGCTTCACATATGAGGAGAGCTGCCCGTACTCCGTCCGCTGCCTGGCAACGGAGCTTCGGAACTGCCACACGCGACGCAGGGAGTGTCAGCCAAGGCCTGAAAGGTGCTTCCGCATCCGCCATTACAAATCACTCCTGTACCATATCTGCCCTTTCCCCGGACTGGCAGGATCGCTGGTGCGGACCTCAGCTACGAGCGGCATGTTTGCTTCTTCCCGCATATTAGCAGGATGAAAAACGTTCTGTCCGCTGCTGTCCTGAGCAAGAAAGCCCACAGTCCCGCTGCTGATGTAAATGCCATTTGGTCTGCGACAGTTCACATCCTCGCCCTCGGTGCCGTCCGTCTCCAGTGCTCTACACAAGTATTCCGTATCATCTGCGGACATATCTTCCTTTGCAATGAGCATCAAGGAGGCCCCGGCCCCTACAAAAAAGCAACAGGCAACTCCGTCCACGCTGCCTCGAACAACGTGCAGCAGGTTCCCATTTGTCGGCGTCCATGCGCCGTCTGTCGGCCCGAGCTGGTCGCCTGCCTGCGCTCCGTCAACCGCCACTTCCCAGGGCCCGCCGGAAAGCGCAACCCTGCCTATTTCGCCGCTGGCTATCGGCTCCAGGATGACTCCATAGATTCCGACGCCATCCTCGTGGCCGGGCTTGACGAACTCAACCTGAGCGCCGGTCTCACCGGTGTTGCTGACTTCGCAGATGCCGCGCCAGGGCGCGTTCTCCCCGCTCGCATTGTAGGCCAGCACAATGCCCATGGGGAGTCCCTGCCCACGTACGCCACGCAGGGCGATGTTTCTGATTTCGGCCGCACGGGCGGCATCAATAAAGCGGTTGTAGGTCTGTGCAGGGATGCGAAGCGGGTCGCCCGGCTGGACTTTTTTCATTGAATCCGGCATGTCATGTCCCTATTCCAAGTTGAGAGAAATCGCCGTATTCGTAAACCTGCTCAACATAGACGGCTTTTATGTTCTTTGCCAACTCCGCGCTGCTGCCATCCTCCTCGTCTTTATAGGTTACCCACAGGTATTCCCAGCCTTTCTTGCGGATACCGGTGATGTTACCGATGGTGATGTTTGTGCGGTTCGGGCTGGCAGCGAACCGGAAAGTGATTTCCCAATCGGTCTCGCTCCGGCGGGAACCGCTGGCTCCCAGGAATAAGACCGTGCCCGCCGGCAGACCCTTAAAAGTGGCATTGTTCACCTTGCCAGTCAGATCGAAAAGCATCAGTTTGTATGCGCCGGTCACATATGCTTCGTCGAGATAATGCGTCTCGCTGAAGTTGTAGACGGGCACGGTGATATCCACGCCCTCGACGGCCCCGCCATGTACCCCTATAGCGCCGTGGTGGTCCACTGCATCTGGAGGATACCTGCCGACGTTTGCAATGCTCTGGGTGATATGGAGCGTGCCGCCTCCGGTGTCGAAGCTGAAGACGGACTCGCCAGTTTCTGGAGATCGTCGCCGAGGCCCGTAGCGAACCGTGCCAAGCCACAGCGAGCGGTCGGGGTCTTCAGAGTCAACGGAAATGGGGTCCACTTCGTAGCTTCGGCGCACCAGGCCGCCATAGGTCGTGGGCGACTCAGTGCCAAGCGCAGCCCGGGCATCCAGCGTAGTGGCCGTGCCCTGGATATAATAAGTGAGAATGGTATATGCGCCATCTCCGGCCTGGCCTCTCCCACTGTCATGGGCTTCTGTGACGGTTATCGCCATGCCTCATATCCCCTGAAATACAAGACCTTCTTCGCTGTTCGCCCGGTCGAGGAGTTTTCGCCCAATTCTGGCCATCTCCTCTGTGGCCCGTGCCGTGCGTTCAACGGGATTGCGGCCCATCCCCAAACCGGCAAGAGCCCGGGCGCCGAAGGTGCCCGCGACGGAAATGCGCGCCGCGGCGATGGCGGGGGCTGCCGTGACGCGCATGACCTCTGCACGCAAAGCAAACCACTTCCGGAGCTTCGCGGGATCGAGGCCAAGCTCTTCGGCCTCCCGGAGGGTTTTTTTTAATTCAAGTTCGAGCAGCGCCAAATCCCGGGCTAACCCCTTCTTCGTCAGCTTTATGCGCTCGCGGGCGATGTTCTCTTCCAATTCTTCGCGGCGCCGCGCTTGTTCATCGAGTTCTCGGCGCATTTCCTGTTGTCGGCGCTTCCGCTCCCTATTGACGATATTCTCCAATTCGAGTCGCTCCGCCAATTCCGCTTTAGCTATCTGTTCGCGGGTAGCGCCGGCCTCCTTGAGCCGCCTTCTCTCCTCGGCCCATTTGTGTTTTGTGGCGGTTATCTCTCGGCTATACTCGTCCTCTATGGCCTGGAGGCGGAGCTGATGTATCTCCCGGTCGAGTTGCTCGGTAAATCCAGCCCGCTTCTCAGCGAGGGCCTCTGCCTCCTCGGCTTCCTCTCCAGGAGCCGCTCCTGGTGCGCCAATCTCTTCAGGCCCTTTTACTGTTCCAATTCCTTCGAGTTCGAATATACGGGCAAAACTTTCTTTTAATTCGCGCTTCAGGCGATCATATTCAGCTATCTCCTCCAAATAGGCCTTCTCAAGCGATTTCAAAAATGGGGTTTCGCCACGTCCCCAGCGGGCTTCATCCCTCCGCGCACGTTCAAGTACTTTTTTGGAATCTGCGATTCGCTTCTTTTGACGCACGATAGCCTTACTGAGGCGTTCAGTTTCAGATTCCAACCGCCGCAATTCGAGAATGGTAGCTGCTTTTCCAGCTTCGAAGAATTCATCTCCGAGTTTCTTGACCGATTCTGCCGTGCCATCTATCTCCTTGGCAAGCTCAGGGAATAGTCTCTTCAGTTTGTCGCTCACGTCCAATAGTTCAAGCTCTTCGTCGGCGGTGCGCTTGACTTTTGTGGCCAGTTCCTTATAACGCTCTGTGAGCTTGCCCGCTTCTGCCTCTGTCATCTTCTTCTTGAGTGCCAGTATTGCTATGCCGCCCGCCAATGCGGTTACCGCGGTAAGCACCAGCGAGAGCGGGGAAATCAGAGCGCCCAACGCGGTGATCAAACCGCCTATAGCGATCAGTAACCCTCCACCCCCCAAAAGGACCCCTGCGAGTGCGGCAACAGACTTGACAGCTTCACCATTTTGCTTGATCCATTTACCGATATCTGCAGTAAGTTTGCCCAGGTTTTTGGCCAGTGCCATGACCGGTTCTATGAGGGGCGCGCCTACTTCCCGCCCGACTTTCTTGATTCCTTCCCATAGTTGCGCCAAAGCGCGCAAAGGTGTTTGCGCCATCTTCTGGTAGGCTTCCTCGGCCGCCCCGGCGCGATTAATCATGGTCTCGATATCGATGCCCAGCTCCTCGGCCTTCTGCACGGCGATGATGAGCCCGCGCAGCGCACGCCGCCGGGGGAAGACCTTCGCCACGGTGTCGGGATCGACCTTCGCGAGTTGCTGGATCACATAAAGCAGGCCCTTGGAGCGCAGGCCCGCCGTGCTCATGTTAATTCCCAATTTCCTGGCCGCGGCTTTGGCATCGTCCGTGTTCTTCATAAACGTCTCGATGACGTTAGCCAGGGCCGTGGTGGCGTTGTCGGTGTCTGGCATGCCGCGCGTGATGAGTGCCAGTACCGCGCCGAACTCTTCCACGGAGACCCCGGCGGCGGCTGCCGAAGGCGCGACTTTGCCGAGATTGCTTGCCAGGTCCTCGTAGGTGAGGCGGCCACGCTTTACGATGGAGAATAGCAAATCCGATGCGTCGGCTGCATCCCGGAGTTGATCTCCATAGGCATTCAGAATGGTAATCAAGGCACTAGTCGAGGTCTTCGTATCGGTGAAGCCGCCGATCGCGCCCTTGGTGCCTTCACGCAGGACATCCAGGGCCTTCGAGGCCGGTATCTGTGCCGACAGGATGTCATAGAGCCCGCCCGCGAGGGTCTCGGTCGAGACGCCGAACTCGACGGCCATGCCGCTCAGGGCCTTGCGGAATCGGCCCATGTGCGCAGCCGTGTCATCAACCATAGTGGAGACGCGGGCGAGCTGCTCTTCAAACCGCGCAAATTCGCGCACGCCAAGGCCGACCGGGACAAGGATTGCCGTCGTTGCACGAAGCATACTGCGCCCAAGTTGAGACACGCTCCGGCCAAATGCCTTCAGCTTGTAGCCGGCCCTGCGAAGGCCCCGGACAAGCGCCGAGTCGTCGGCAAACAGTTCCACAAAGGCCCGTCCGGCTCTGATTGCTCCTGTCTTGGCCATGTGTCGCTTTGCTCCAGACTTGAGGCTTGAGACCTGAGACTTGAGACCTGAGGCTTGAGGCCTGAGGTACGTACCTCACGTCTCACGCCTCATGCCTGCCGTTATGCCTCACGCCTGCCGTTATGTCTCACGCCTGCCTTTCTTTACCAGAGCCTTGAGGTCAGCCCAATTATCGGTTGTGAGCGGAATCCCGTCCCGCGCTGTTGCCGCAAAGGGGTCGAAATCCGCAGGGCGGAACGCCCTCCCCTTCCGGGGGTCACGGTTCACGTTGGCAATCAGCGCCAGGATGCAGCTCGTGTGCTGCCAGTGCTCTCTCTGGACCGCTTCGGCCATCCACAGAAGCTCTCTCAAGGTGAACGGCTCCGGGTTCACCCCGCAGATTCCGGCGAGTTCGTATCCGAGTCGCCATATATCTGCTCTATTTCGGTTTCGACGTCCACCCTCTCTATTCGTTCCTCGCCGGCTTTCACCGCCAGGTCTATCATCACTTTCTGTTTTTGGACCGCCGCCACGATATCGGCGCGGCCCCGGCTCTGGAAAAAAGAGATGATCTCCTCGTAGAGGGCGTCCTGTGCGTCTGTAATGGCCTTTCCGCCCATGGCCTCGGCCCACTGTTCATCAGAAATGCCCTGCTCGTCCGCCTGCGGTTTCAGAAGCGCGAAGATCACGTCGCAGAGCAGCATGACGTCCGTTGCCAGGCGGGTAAGCAGCGGAGGGTCGCCCTGCTCCAGGGCCAACAGGTCCACGTCATCGTCTTTGAGCAGGGCCTTTACCCGCTTCGCCGAGCCGTAGGTCAGGGACAGCGTCCAGGTGCGTCCGGCATTATCCGTGAAAGATCTCATCAGTATGGCACCTCATACCATTCCGTGTGCGAGGACGGCTTCGCGGTCACGCTGACCGTCACGCCCTCCTCCAGCGGCTCGGAACGGCTGAAGTTGGTGATGACAAAGTTACTCACCAAACCCTCGGAACCCGTCGTAGCGATGTCGCCGTCCATCGCCGCCAGGGCGATTTCGCTGTCGTTCAACCAGGCATCTTTTATTGCATCGAAAGCGGCATCGCCGGTCTCCCACACCATTTCAAACTCGATACTGCCATCCTTGAGTGTTGTGGCGGTCGCCCGCCAGCCGGCATTGCCACGGGTGGTTACGTCCGCCTCGCCCGTCTCCAGGTTCAGTGTCAGGTCCCGGACGTTGTCAATTTCATTCCATGTCAGGTCGCCCGGCTCACCGCCTGCCTCGCCGGTGAGCAGAGAATCTGAATAATAAAACTTGCAATCTTTTCCCAGCTTCTTGGCCATCGTACACCTCCTTTTCGCCTGGATTTGAGGCTTGAGGCTTGAGGTACGGCAGCCTCACGCCTGCCATTTTGTCTCAAACTTGCCCCGTCGTGCTCGGGGCCTGCCGTTATCCGTACTTTTTGATTGAATCACGCCACAACTCGTCGAGCTTCTCTTCTTTGCTGCGCTCGAATGCCGGCGCCATGTAAGGGCGGGCCTCATAGCGGTGCATCTTTCCATCTCTGCCGCGCACTATACCGCCCTTTTCCAGCAGCTCCGGCACTGTCATCGGGCCGTAGCTTTGCGCGCCTTGAATCCGCGCCGGGCCGACGACGACCGACCGCTGGGCGGGGTTGAATCCGTAGTAGATAAAGCTTTTCAGCAACCCCGTCTGGCTATGAGGCGGCTGTCCCGGGGCGCTGGGTCCTTTTCGGGCCCTGATTGAATGCCTGGCCACCTTCCGCACATATTGCCCGAAACGCACCAGCACCTTGTAAGTCGCTTTATCAACCGCGTGAATCACTTTGGGCGAATCAAAGAACAGGCCCTCGAACCGCATGTTGATGCGCATCTTGCCCTACCTCCATACCCGGAACGTGAGCGTGAGGATGCTGGTGAACACTCGCAGTTCACGCATGTGCTCCTGTGCGTAGATGGGGACGTTCTCAACCGCGATGCAAACCGCAACCGGCTGCGTATCGAGCGCCCGGCCGCTGAAATGGTCGGCGATCTCCTCCACCAGGGTCATCAGCGGGTCGAGCTCGGCGGCATCGCCCTGGTCGAACCCCGAAGGCGACGAGGCAAGTTTCTGTTGCACGCCTATATCCACCTGGTAGTCACACTGCCTTTCCGAGCGTGTGCCGCTGGATATCTCCATGCTCTTTGGCACGACGCTCACCCGGATGTCCACCATCTCGGATGGCTTAAAGGCGGGCACGTAAGCCCGCTGCGCCGCGAAGGGCTTGCTGAAGGCGCTCGTATTCAGTTCCGTCACGACCTCGTCGGCTATGTCCAGAATGACGCTCATTCGCTTCGCTCCTTCGCTCAGGCTTGAGGCTTGAGGTGCGTACCTCACGTCTCATGCCTCATGCCTGCCGTTATGCCCCGTCGTTCTTCTCAGCCTCCGAAGATTCTGAGCAGGCCGAACACGCCTCCCGCGCTCAACAGGCCGCTTCCGAGGCCTACGCCTATCGCAATCATTTTGAAGCGCATGGGCATGTTTGCGCCCGGGCATTCGGCCTGGTGGAGGCGTATCATCTGCCGCACCTGGGCGGCGATTTGCCGCGCCATCGTCTCGGCCACTTCACGTGCCATTTCCCGCACCAGTGCGCGGTCGCCCTCTGTAAGAGTATTGTTCATGGCTATTCCGTTCCGATGTGTTTTACGTGTATTCTCAGCGTTTTCTGGGCGGGGTCGCAGAAGCGAAAATGCTGCTCCCTGCCCAGTGGAGTTACCTCGTAAACTTGAACCGTGCCACTGCTGGCGTCCAGGATGTCGTCGCCTGGCTCCGGCAGGACCTGCTGACCGTCCAGCACCAGGTCTTCGGCGGCTATGAGATAATCCTGCATCTGCTGCTTCACGATGATGCCAAAGCCGTCATCTACTTCGAATTCCGTGGCGGCAACCGTGGCGGGGACCTCCACTGTGAAGCCCTCTCGCCGGTAGGTCACCGTGCGGCTGAGGTGCTCCCTGCGCTGGGCTTCCAACCAGTCAAGTCCTGCCTGAAGCATATCGGTCATATCCCGGCTTCCTTAAAAAGTTGCTTGAACGGCTCACCGCTGGCCCACTCTTTTACGTGCCATTGTCTGGCCGCAAGCCAGCACAGGTAGTTCTCTACTTTCGCCTGTTCCGGCTGCCAGCCGTCAAGCATCTGTTGAAACTCACGATAGAATGTTGCCATGCTCGTGCGTAGTGCCACTCCAGCCTGGGCATAAAGTGCCGGACCGAAGCAAAGCACAGGGCAACCGAGTGCCAGACACTCATTGCCCGCATTGCTGTTGATCGTTATGGCGAATCGCGCTCCCGCAATCGCTTCTTCGATTGTCTCCGCTTCGCAACGTGGCAGATAGGCCGGGCGCTGGACGTTGTCGCGGGGGTGGGGACGAAAGCGCCCTTCTTCCCCTTTGGGCAACATACGCGCTACTATTCTGTCCAGGAGGACAGGCGAATTTATCTCGCACTCATCAAGCTGGGAATCGCCCGGCACCTGACCGAGAACCAGCACGTATTTTCTGCCAGTCCATTTGCACTTTTTGGGACGCGGCCGCACTTTGGCCAATCGCTCGGCACTACCTTCTGGAGCAGGGCTACATAAGCGATCGCTCCAGCTTGCCCAGTGGAGAATCCCTGCATGGTCGGCCTGCCAGTGCTTGTTGCGTGCCAGGAATCCGAGTTCGAGGTAGATCGTCGGAATGCCGCGGTCCCGGGCAATCTGGGGGAGCCTGACATGTTCGCCTTTCCGCCCATTCCAGACGATCAGCACATCGTACAGTGATATATCATCGGCAGTCGCACAATCTATGACCTCTACGTCGCAGCCCAGGCGGGTCAGGCCCTCCGCGATGGCCCTAAACGGCATGGTGCATACCGGACTGTTTTGCCATTGGACGCGGTTCGGAGCAAGCCCCACCAGCAGCCCTTTGTATTGACCGCCCGATTCACCTTCGTACGAATCCATCAGACCTTTGGGCTTTGATTCTCGCAGCTCGGCCTTCTCTCCGCTCCACAGATGCATCGTGAAAGGCAACTGGCCGCCCGTAGGGGCGATGCGCGTGGCCTTTCCAATGCCCTGCCTGCGGAACATGCTGTATAGCCGGCCAGCCCGGCCTATCTCGGCTGGATAAAACCAGGGCCAGGCTCCTACCACGAACAGTTGGCGATAACGCTTCATAAGCTCTGTAAGGAGCCCTGGGCCGGTAGCTACTCTGGGAGGGTTTTTCGGCAGCTTTGCGAGCGCCTCATCTATTGCAGGCCAGGCCACGCATTCCGGGCCGATTGCGGCCATGACGGCCCCATTGTAGGTCAGGCGTTTTGAAAGCTGTCCGTGCTGCTCAGTAACAAACAATTGGTGGCCATCAAGCGCGTAGGCGCTTTCTATATCTCGCACGGGCCGAAAAGGAAATATATCGGCGTCGAACCACCATCCTCCGTACCGTTGCAGAATTGAATAACGTAACAAATCGGACGTGTGCGCAAACGTCGTAGCCGCATCGTACAATATGCGGTATTTCGGCAGGAGGGCCTCTTCACCATGAATACGCACTTCGTAGTCCGGGTTGAGCCGACGGAACCGTTCAATGTTATCGGCAGCCCATTCAGGCATGGGCGGGGCCTGCTGCCCCGGCAAGCCAGTCCAAGCAAAATGTATCAGCTTGGGTATCATGTGAACCAGCCCCAATCTCAAACGAATTGCCACCATGTAAAATCATCGCCTGTCTTTACTCCTCCCGGGAACGCCTCATCGACTGCCCTGGTTACGCCCCATCGCGGGTTGTGTGGATTGCCGTAGTCGTGCCCGGCCAACAGGCCGCCCGCCTTGAGCTTTGGCCGCCAGCGGCGGATATCGTCGCGAACATATTCATAGCTATGGTTCGCATCCAGAAATACGAAATCCAGGCTGCGGTCGCGCACCAAGAGCGCTGCGTCAGCACTGAACAAGCCCAGAACGACTACCCGTGATTCAAACTCCTTATTTTCAAAGAGCCGCTTGAAGAAAAGACTGCGTGCTTCATCAAGAAGCTGCTGGTCGGGCCAACGCCCTCCGGTCTTATCTGTCGGGCAGCGGTCATGTTCATAGTCGGGATACCACCGCCAGGCGTCCACGCAGTAGAGCGTTTCGAGCGTCGGCAGGCCGCGCAACAACTGAAAGCTGGTATCGCCGGCCTGTACGCCTATCTCGGCACCTCTGCGCGGCTTCAGCGGACGAAGCAATTCCAGGAGTACTGTTGCCCGTCCTGCCATTTGCTCATTCTGGCCCAACTCAAATTACGTGCCGGGCAACAGAAGAGCCCGCACTGTTGTCGCCGTGGCCGCGGCATCCTGCACCGCATAGATTCGGCCCTTATTGCTACCGGCGGTCGTCGTTACTTTTTCAGTTGAAGCGTTCCAATAGAGTCGTGTGCCGGCACTGATCGCACTGGCAGAGCCACTGTCTTTCGGCCAGTCAAACACACCCTGAATGCAGAGAGCCCCTTGCTCACCTGCTGCAATGTCTTGGAGGGCGACGCCCACCAAGTCTCCCTGGACCACTACATCTCCAGCACTCACATTGACTCCAGGGGTGTAGTCTACCATCTCGCCCTTCTGAACGTACTTGACTAATATGTCAGCCATGATTGTGCCCTTTCTTTTCAAAAGAGACTTGAGGCTTGAGGCTTGAGGCCTGAGGCTTGAGGCTTGAGGCTTGAGGCCTGAGGCCCCTCATGCCTCACGTCTCACGCCTGCCGTTATGCCTCATGCCTGCCGTTATGCTCAACCGGTGCCCGTGCTCTTCACCGCACCGCGCGGATTAATCTGGCACACGCCGATGTCGAAATACACTCTGATTCCACGCCCCAGCATATTGCCCGGCACGGAAACCTGCTCGACGATGGGCGTCTCTTTGCCGTTCAGGTAAGCGATGCCGAAAGCGGGCAACACGGCCGGGTTGCCGAACAGGTACCACTGGGTATCGCTCGCGCTCTCGTGGAACGTCGTATTACTCAGGTACGGCGTGCTGTGCGGCTTGTAGCGGCCCTCGTGGATGTTCTTGTTCGGTTGTCTGTTCTTCGAAGAGCCGCCGCCGACGACCAGGTTGCGGCTGACGTAAAGCTCATCCGCCACGGCACGCAGCGCAGGCGGCACCACCAAGTCGGTCGCCGTAACAATGATTGGTTTGCCGTCCTCGTCGGTCTGTTCCTCCAGGGTCTTGACGGCTGCCGACAGCCCTTCCGAGGACAGAGTGTTCGTGATCAGGTTGCTGTTGTCTGCATGGAAGAAGTCGTTGGTGTTATCCAACACCAGCGTCCAGAACAGCTCCTCGAGCGTAAGGGCCGCTCCCTGCCCGTATCGCTGCGGCAGACTGGTGAAGGCGCCCACGTCGTCGTTGACGACCATCTGGCGGGTGATGACAATCATCCGGCCGTAGGTGTCAACCGAATAGGCATACTCCTGGCTCTCGTTCAGTGTGGCGTGCTTCAATTCGCCGTCCGGCCCGACCTTCTCCAGCGTCCGCTCGCCCGTCATCCGCCAGCCGGTATGCTCCTTGAAGTCGTTTGCAGTGAGCTTCTTTGATACCAGCTTGGCCACCGAGGGCATGGCCTGGTAGGCGCTCACCAGGACCCGGTTGATGGTATTGCCCAGCAGGTTGGACAGGCTTGCGCTGGAGAATGCTGCCTCGATGAAGTCGGTTGCGCCGGCGCCCGGTCTCGGCACGGCCAGGCCGTCCAGAGAGGCACAGATGCGAATGAGGTCCCGCAGGCCGATGTGGCGGTACTGATATGCCGCCTCCAGAACCCTTTCATCATATGCCTTCTCGACAAGCTGCGAATCCTCAGGCCCGCCGAGGCGGAGGCTTGCCTCCAGGACGCGGGGCGTCACTTCGCTGCGGTCGCTCTGGGTGGCGTGGATGCCCGTGGGCCGTGTGGCCCGCTGGACCTCCAGTTCCGTCTTCGTTTCATCCCACCCCTCCTCGATGGCTTTCGCCTCGATATCGGGATGCCCTTTTGCCAGCTCATGGATGCATTTCAGGCGCTTGATTTCCGCCACGTGGGCGGCGCGCAGGTCCTCGATGGTTTTTTCGAGATCCTCGGTATCCCCGCCTGCTGCATCGGAAACGTCATCGGCGGCACGCTGCTCGGCCTCCCACATTGCCTTCAGGCTTTTTTGCTGCTCTTGCGTCAGAGCCTCAGGGTCAAAGCCTTTTTCCTTGAGCCAATCTTCGAACTTCATTATCTCTTCCTCCTCCTCGAGTACAAAGGCGGCAGCCACGCGCAAGCTGGTTTGCCTGTCCGCGCCTACGGGCAGCACCGAAACCTCCCGCAGCACCGCCTTTTTCACGTGATAAAATGGCCCGGCATGAATCTGCCCGTTCACCTGGCGCTCATCCCGGACCAGTTCGCTAATCAAAACCTCTGCCCCAATCGAGAGCTGCCAGTCGGCTCCGGCCCGGGCCGGCTCCACGATTCCCCTGGCCTGGCCGCTCGTGGACAGAATCTCACCCTCTATGACCAGCGAGTTGTCCTCTATCCGCGCCCGCACAACTCCCACCCGGCTGCCAGTGCGGTTCTCGTGGTTCGTCAGGAGCGGGACAGTCTCCGGTATCTCCAGCCCTTCCAGGTCGACCACAACGGGATATCGCCAGCCGGGCAGCTTCATCTTCCCGCCGGTATAGGCCACGCCGTGGACCCTGGCTACTCCGGCGGCCTTCAATTCTACCTGCACACCAGACCCCGAGAGCGACGGGGCAAGTTGGGCCGCCTCCTGTCCGGCCGACCGCTGGCCCGGGCCCGGGCGTTCAATCCGTCGCATCTCGCCGCCGCACTTTTCACATCGGACATTCCGGCAATGCTCATTCGACTCTTGAACATGCCCACAATCCAGGCATTCGCAGCGGTATGTTTTCTGACCTTCTGCATTGGCCTGCTTTGTGGCCGGGATAAACTCAATAGGCTTGTAATCATGTTCTTTAAGCCAGGCTTTGGCCTCGGCGACGGTGAACCTGTCAGCGTCGAAACGTATGGATTGCACCTCGGTCTTTCGTTCGCTCTCTACAGTCCTGATGCCGTAGATGACGTGGATGCCCGGTCCGAACTCGTCATTCTTGCGCCGAAACTCGTCGTACTTGTCCGGGTCATTGATTCGGGCGGAATGTTCGTTCGCGTAGGGCGCTTCCAGCGGGGCGAGGTCAGCACCGGCGCAAAGCTTGCCCCGTTGTTCTCGGGGCCAGCGCGGTTCAGTAAACTCGTTGTCATGCAAGGGCATTTTCCAGCGCCTCCTCTATTTCATCTTCGGCAGCCGCTCCTACAGCCGGGGCCGCCTGCGGCAGCGGCAAATCGAGTTCTTTCTGAAGTTTGACTTCCCGCGCCCGCTGCCTCAGCTCCGCTTCCCAGTCCTTGCCCTCACGGGCGTACTCGTGCGCGAGCGTGGTAGTATGATTCTTCAGGCGCATCTCCTGCGCCTTCGCTTCCTTGACCGGGTCGACGTGCTCCATCCCATCCCAGAACCACTGGTGACGCGGCAACCGGCGCCCCGACAGCATCAAGGCAAGCCCCGAAGACAACGAAGCAAGCCCCGAAGATAACGAGGCAAGCTCTGTGAGCCACTGGTTCAGGATACGGTCAAGTACGGCCCGCGCCATGAAAGCCTGGTCAATGCGAATCGAGCGGAAAAACGTCTGGTGGTCGAGCCGGCCGGAGGCATAGTTGTAGGTAGATGAATCGCAAGCAGCAATGTTGTAAGGCATGTTCAGGCAGCGGGCGATTTCGGTCAGGATTTCCCGCTTGAACTCCTTATAGCTTGTGGTGGGCTGCTGGGCCTGCATCTGGCGCATATCCCACCCGTCCGGCAGAGTCATCAACATACCGCGTTGAATCTCTATCGTGTCCAGGGGCTGAGGTGCATACTCCTGTTCATCTGCCGGCGCTTCCGTGTGAAGCACGCCAGCAAGGTCGGCGGCGGTCTCTGCGGCCTCAATCACCGCCAGCGTATAGCGCCTGAGCTGGGCGAACAGCGGCAGGGCCGGTGTGATTTCCGGTATCCCGCGATGCTGTCCGGGCCGGTCAGCCCTGAACCAGTGGATCACCTGCCGCGCGTCTACATCATTCTTTTTCAGCTCCAGCCCTTCCGAACCGCCTGGATGCTTGCTCAGGATATGATAGGTTTTGGGCTGGTCGTACTCGTCCAGTACGATACCGTCCACGGGCTGGTCCAGGACCACATGAGGTGTGGTAACCTGGTCTGCCTCTATAAGCTGCACATCCAGCTTAATGTCATGGGTCAGGGTCTTGTTATCGCGCAGCAGCGCGAAGGCCTCCCCGTCGGTCGTGCGCGCCATACGCATGAGCAGGAGCTTCTCGGCTAGGCCCACCTCCTGGGCCCATTCTCCAAATAGCTCCTCCACTTCTCGGTTGGTTCTCTCATCCTCTGTAAGCATTTGCAGCCGCGGCCCGGTGCCAACGCAGTAGTTTGCCAGCGTCAGCACGATCCCTTTTGCATACGAGTTGTTAGCGACCTCGTAGCGCGCCCGCTTTCGCAAAGTCTCCCGGACGCTCTTGCTGTTAGCCGCATCGGCGCTCAACAGGTCCGCCCACGCCCAATGTGCCGCATCACGTTCAGTAGACTGGGCAGCGTCGTAGCTGCCATAGATGTAACCGCGGCGAGCGCGCAGCTCCCGCACCCTCTCCTCCAGGAATTGCTCCTGGAGTTCGCGCAACCGTCTGGGACGGGCTTTTTGTTTTCTGGCAAATGGCCACATCAGAGAGGCCCCCCATGTGTGAGTTTTGCAAAACGCAATGCGAGATAGGGTCGGCGTCTGCGGCGGCGCGAAGCCAGGTAGCGGTCGGCCTCAATCTGGTCCTTGAGCGAATGCTGCTCAACTGAGCCTATATCACCGCTTGCCCTTTTCGGTTTCTGTGCATTCTCCTCTATGACGTCGGCGAGTTCCTCATCATTGGCCATCTGTCGCTCCGCTATCGCTTTGCTCCAGGCTTGAGACTTGAGGCTTGAGGTACGTACCTCACATCTCCCGTCTCATGCCTTATCCCTGATTGGTCCCATCGCCAAAAAGACGGGCCGCCTGAGTGCCTGGCCCCAGGCGGCCCTCAATCTTTCTGGCACCACGGTCTGCCGGAGATCAATCGGCAGGCTACTGCGCAGAGTTACCTTTATTATTCCTCTCGATGTAGTTTTTTGCAAGCCCTTCAGTTACAGATGTGTAATATCTGCCCTTTTTGGTTACATATATGTAATACTTGCCCCGTGTCAGGAGACTTTTTCAGGCGATTTCTCAAATGTCGTGAACCTGTGTCCACAGTATCGGCACTGTCGACGCCGCATAATCCGGCCATGAAGCCCGGGCCGGGTATAAAGGACCGGCACGTGGCCGCATCCGCATCGCGGACAGCGCAAACCCCTTTCATCCCGTCCCGGCGGGTAAACTGTACTTTCTGCTTTCATACATCTTCTGCCTTTGGAGGTCGGAAAGTTTTATACGCTTTTTCTGTCTGGGCAGCGGTAGCTCGCTTCCCAGTGGTTGTATCCCGCGTAGCGACGCGGCCGCCGCACACCCCACCAGGCAGTCGAACCAGTGATTATCGGGTTTGGAGGGAGGGAGCTTCCATTCGTCCACGGTACGGCCGCGGCCCTCGGTCCTGACCCGATACTCCGCTGTCAGGTGGTCGGCGAAGAGCCGGTGCTCAGCGGCCTTGCGGCCGAAGATGGACAGGCAACCGGGATCGCCCATCGCCGTGGCAAAACTTTCATGTACGAAGGATTTCCAGTAGTTCGTGTCGACCTCCACGTGTCGCAGCGCCCGCCGGCGCTTCATACCTGGTATCCACCAGTGGTGGCCGATCCGGTCGCCGCGCTTGCGGTCGTACTCGCTGATGGGCTTTTGCGAGGCCGTAATCCCATGTCCCCGGGCCGGCATAAGCACCGCCGCGTGAGGCGATTGTCGGCAAAACTGGTGCACGACATCCGCCTTCCAGCCCTGGTCTATCAGGCACAGCCCGATTCGCATCATTGCGCCATCACCGCGTGGCCACTCTTTCGTTAGCAGCTTGCCGGTCAACTCTATCAGCCCCCTGTAAAGAGCCGCATCGATGCCTGTACCGGGATGGGTGCGCCGCAGCGTGCGATTCAGCTGTCGCACCGTGAAATAACGCCTTGCCTGCTCCGGGTATGTGCCATAATCGACTACATAGCCCGTGAAATCCGATTGCCAGGCACAAACAACATAGAACAACACCTTCTCCTGGAGGTCAATAAAAGCGGTCAGCTCCTGGCAACCGTCCGGCACCTGCCCGCGCCCGAGGCCGTTTACCTTCGTCGCGATCTCATCCGCAGCCACTACCTGGCTCTCCGTCTTTTGCTCCGGGAGCGGCTCATTCTGGTATTCCGCCCAGAACGCCGCCTCGTCCCGAAACTTGAGGTTCATTGCGTGCTGGATACCGGACAGCTCGTCTTCGTTGTACCGCTGAGGCCATGCGACTTCGGCACCTTCGTCCATTTCTCTGCGATGTTTGCGATAGAACTTCGTAGCACTGCCTCGTTTTCGCTCCCCCCGCAGTTCCTCTGTAAGAATGCGACGATACTCCTCCCAGCGCTTCTCGTTTTTTGGAAACGAATAGACCATTTTCATCCGCTCTCCCTGCCATTCGGGGTATTCTTCGCGGTCAAGGATAAGGTCTGCCATATCGCCCGGACGGATGACCGTGCAGGGCATGATGCCGCTGATCTTCGTGCGGGGGCCTGCGAGGCCCAATATCGTGCCCTGCAAAATGCTCTCTCGCAGATGACATTGGGATGGACTGCGGGCCGACTGGTCCGTCTGCGGGTCGTCCAGGATGACCAGGTCGGGCCGCACCGAACCCAGACGGGGGTGGTAATGTTTCATTCCCTTGATGCTGCCGGTGAGACCCGCCACCCGAACGATTCCTCCGCTGGCCTGCCCGTGGGGCATGGTCGGGAGCACCAGGTATTTTTTACCCCACGACATCTCCGTCCGAGTGCCGAGATAGTGCTGTCCATCACAACGTTTCGTGATACCTTCCAGGGAGCGGACCGGATGTGTGACCTCCTTGAAGTCGAGATGGAGATAATCGTTGTGCTGAAGCTGGGTTTTTATGGTTGCCAGCATCTCTTCTGCGTGGTCCTCATCGCTGCCGATGAGACAGACGAAGTTTCGATGGCCATAGAGCAAGGCCCAGATGCAGGCACATTCGCAAATGGTGGTTTTGCCGCTTCCCCTGGGCATGGCCAGGGCAAACAGGCCGCCCTTTAGAACCGCCTCTTCTATCTTCTTGATAACTTTCAGATGGTCCTTCGACCAGGGCAGAAAGAACAAGTCCGGGAAATAATGCTTTAGAAAGAACTGAAGGTCCTGGCGCCCGCGTTCACGCACCTTGGGGCGTTGCACCCGAGGCCCCGGATAAGGCGCGATATCCCGTCCGGCTTGGGACAGCCTGGCATTCCGGTCCCTGGCCCGCTGCCGCATCTGCTGGTATTGCTCGGCCTCGCTGACGGGTTTCTGAGCGGCATGGCTCATGCGTTTGCGCTCCTTCAAAAGCCAGACCACATAACGCACCAGGTCGGCGGAACCCATTGGTGACCGGTCATCGCTTGTGGGTGGCCTTTCAATTCGATGCGGACAAGAAATGTTTCTGCTGTGCCGCGCGAATACGGGCTTTTGCAATCTCCACGTATTCCGGCTCAATGTCTATGCCGATGAAGCCAAACCCTTCCAGGGCGGCGGCCTTGCCTGTGCTCCCGCTGCCCATGAATGGGTCAAGGATGATACCACCAGGTGGAGTGACCAGGCGGCAGAGGTAGCGCATGAGAGCCGTAGGCTTGACCGTGGGATGCGGATTCCTGACGGGGCCTTTGTGGGGTTTTGGCAAGACATCAACCCACTCCCAATCATTATGCCCACAAGCAGGTCCAGTTCCCCCCTGATTGGAACGACTTCCACATATCCTGCACTGGCGTGATTTAATAGCCCCCAGGCTTGTTACATGATGCATACCTTTCCAAGCCTCTAATCCTTCATCCCTATCTTTCTTGCTGGCCTTTGCGCAATAAAAGAAGCGGGCGGCAGAACCTGTGTCTCGATAGCCCAAATCAGGCATTGGCGGCTTTTTTCTATCTCCACCAAAGGAATTGCCGCCACATCGGTGCCGTACGGCTGTGCCAGCTTTCGCTTTTGGGAACCACGCCAGCACTTCCTCGCTGCCATCGTGGATGAGGTTTGCGGGCCAGCGGCCTTGAGCATTGTGCCTAAGTGATAAAGGATGATGATTTGTAACAGGCTTTGGCTCCACGGAAGGGTCATACGCTTGATTGGGAAGAGGAATCCCCTGTGTTCCTTTTGCCCCTGTTGTTCGGAAATCGCTTGACGACTGATTAGCATCTATAGGCACGCGGCATCCATCAATATTCAGCGCCCCTGTGCCGTATTTAAGCACGTTGGCGGCTACAGTTCCTTCCAGGGGTTTGCGGGCCACAATGATAGGCTCCCAGGCGGGCTTCAGCGCCGTGCCCCAGCCCTCCCATTGTTTGGCCTCTTCGCTGCCGAATTGCACAATATCACGAAAATGGCCATTAGGGCAGCCAGCAATACCATGTCCTTCACTTTTTGCA